TATATAAGATCTGAAACGTCATTAACAGAAACTCTCAAATAAAATTCGTCAATGTTGTGTGTTTTTTTTATTTTTTTGGGGAAATGTTTGTAAAATTTGTGTTTTTTATATATTTATATATTTCATATATTTTATATTATATATATTATAATTAGATTATAATACACTTTAATATATGCATATATAGTAATTTTACATCATAAATAAAAACTCGTTAAATTATTTATTAATATATCGTAATACCATCTTATATATAAATATATATAAGATCCGGAACGTCATTAACAGAAACTCTCAAATAAAATTTGTCAATGTTGTGTGTTTTTTTATTTTTTTTGGGAAAATGTTTGTAAAATTTGTGTTTTTTATAAAAATTGAAAAATAATAGAATTTAACTATTATATATTATTATTATTATAGTATATAGTATAATGCCTCCTAAAATTGAGCCAAGATATTGTAATAGATGTTGTAAAAAATTTACTTGCAAATCACCATATGATTATCATATATTACATGTAGCAAATAATTATAAATGTGTATTGAATGATAAAGGTGTATTAAATAATAATGAATTGTGTAAGTGAAATTATTTATTGTTAATTAGATGTATATTTTTTTATAAAAAATTGAATTTATATTTATTAATGTAGTATAATTAATAGTAAAATAACTAACTTTCAAAAATCATTATTTGAAATATGACACAAAACAAATCTATATTAGAAAATATTACCCCAGCAAATATTATAGCTAATTGTTCAAACACAAGTATAGTAGGAACACGTCGTATATGTTTTAAAAAAATGTATAATAAAATATATACAGGTAATTGGTTATTAGATAGAATACCATTAAATATTATATTTGCAATGTTTGATATGTGCAAACATAGCCAATCAAATGATAAAGATTCCAAAACATTAGTAGAATCTTTATTTTCAGATTCTGAAACATCTGCTGAAGATGATAATATATCGTTGTATACAGATGGAACTATATCAAATGAAGATAATTTAATTGCATCTATATCACCTATGGAATTTCTTGCAATATCAATAATATGTTATAATTCACAGGATACATTTTTTGCATACAGTGTATGTATAAGTATGCAAAAATTAAATAATCAAATGAATACAGATATTGAAAAAATACCATATCTAATAGTAGAGTCAATGTTGGATCGCGCAATTATGATACTTGAGAAAGAATTTTTTGGATATACTGGTGTAAAATTAAATAGTTTATTAGAAGAATATCCACGTCTTAAAATTAAAGGATCATTTGTATTATGGTGTTTATTAAAAGCATGTGGTAAAGGAGAAGCTAAAGCTTTAGAAACCTTAGGTAAAGGAGAAGTTTTTGGTATATGTGATGCTACGGGAACTTCAAATAATTGGTTTTATAATGATATAGATATTGAATTAGGTTTAAAAGATCATGAATCATATTTAGGCTATGGTAATTCTTTATTAGATTATGATGCAGAATATGATTTAGATTATGAATTATGTTTTAAAAAATATTTTTCTGATTGGACAATGAATTTCAAAGAATATAATACATATTGTGGTGAAACAAGTCCAGTTCTTACAGATAGAACCATCGAAAATAATAATAAAAAAATACATTTCATTATTTCTAATGAAAATCAATGTAGTTCATATTATGATTTACGTATAACATCATTTATTTGTAAATTAATTAATGGCAAAATTACAATTTTATCATATGAACCATTTGCTATTTTTGATGTTTTTACATCTCAAACTATAGTTGTTAATGATATTTATACATCACCAGATAGATTAAAAAAATATATTGAAAGAGGTATTGATATTATTTAAAGAATTATTAATAAGTATTAAATACTTATAAATGAGTGAAGAAAAACAAAATGTGCCCCCTATTGATTTATATGAATTTTTATCTAAATTAAATATTGTACATACTACTTTAACTAATAATCATGATACTTTAATGTATTTAGTTGAAAATGAAAATAAAAAAATAGATTGCACTACATATAAACATGTAGATAATTTTTTATTATTTAATGTAGATGTTATGAAAATAAATAGTGAAGGAAAATATTATTATGAATGTCCTTTACATAAAGATGCAGATATGGTCGGTGATTTTAAATTAGAAACACAATTAAAAATGAATGCAAATATTTTAGTTAATAATGATTCATATACATTTGAAGAAATGGATAAACTAATACATTTAACATCACAATATTCAGATACACGAATTCAATTCACTTTCCTTGAAAAACCAAATATTGATGATAAATTTACTTTATATCATACAAAATATTATTTAAATTCTGATTTAAGACGTAAATTAGCACATAGTGAAAGTGGAATTATAACTAAACATAGTACATATAAAAATGGATTTTGTAAAAAAATATATCAATAAATAAATTTTATTTTTTCAAACGTATAATATCAGTATCATTCATTGTATATGAATCACATATATCAACTTTAATTTTTTTATCATATGTATCTATATATTCAAATTGTGTCACAGTATTATTAGATGTAAATAAATTGCTTTTATCTAAAATATCATTTATTTTTTTTATATTTACAAATCTATCATAATTTACAAATTCACTTGTGTAATTTTGTAAATGTAGTTGATTGTATAGTGTAATTTTATCTATATTGAATTCAAATTGTAAATTATTTAATTTATCAATATCTTTTTGAATATTATATTTAACATTATCAATAATTATATAAAATCCATAATCGTGATCTAATATTTTTATTCTTTTATTATAAGACATCATATCATATAATTTTTTGTTAATATTTACACAATTATTAATATCAAATCGTATCATATGAAACCAAGTTGTTAATGAATATGATTTTAAAAATGCTTTTAATTCAAATAATTTATTTGTACAATATACATCATGCATTCTCATATAGTGTTTTCCATATATAGATCCTATTTGATACCAATTATAATATTGTTCAATATTATATAAATATTTATGTATAATATGTATATCAAAATCATTCATCATACATTCAATAGCGGTTAAAAATATTTCTTTAGTAAAATCTTTTATAATTAAAGCATCATTATATTTTTCAAAATTATATGAATTATGAGCCATTCCATATAATTTTGAATTAGGATATTTATTGAGAGTATCATTGGAAATAAATATAGTATGTTTGAGATCATCATATGCACAGAAATAATTGCATATAATATTATTGGATAGCATTGGAAATGTATAATATAATAATAAATATGAGTTAAATATATATAATTCAATTTTTAGAAAACATAGAAAGGAATTTGTAAAAATAAATTAGCACCACCACCACTACTAGGAGGAGCACCAGTATCTGTTACATTATTAGTCGTATTAACAATAATATTATCAGCATCACCAGTAGCATCACCACTATCTCTTCCAGGAATAGTTAGATCCATTATAATAATATTTGTATTTGGAATATTTATAGGTAATCCAGGTATAAAATTTGGATCAGTAGTATCAATAAAATAATATTTATAAAATAAATCCATATTGTGAGATCCAACATATATATATTTTAATTTTGGACAATTATGTAAAAATAAATTGGTATCTATTGATATATCATTTTTTAAACCAGAAACATCAAATATTTCTAAATTTGCACAATTATATAACCATTTATTGCCAACATATTCTAATTTATCAAGTCCAGATGTATTAATATATTGTATATTAATGCAATCAGATAGCCAATTATCATACACATATTGTAAAGATTTAAGATCAGACATATCAAAAGACATTAATTTATGGCATTTAGACATCCAATAAGAACCTACTCGAATTAAATTTTTAAGATTTTTTGTAATTGTAGTTAAATTTATGCATTTATATATAAATTTATCATCTATATATTCTACATTTGTAAGACCAGATATATCAATTGTTTCCAAATTTTCACAATATGACATAACACTATCATATATATTTATTATTTTATCTCCATTTATTATATAAATATGTTTAAATTTAGATCTAGATAAAAAATGTTTATGTATTATACTATTGAAACATTTATTTGCATTAACAATTAATGTATCCATTATGTTTATTTAGAACTAATATGGATATTTGTTATTATATTGCAAATAAATTAATTAAATTATATGATGATAAAATAATATTAATAGAAAAAAATTATACTTATAATAATAAGTTTTGCAATAGTGTATATTTAGTATCTTTAAGTCCATTTAAAAAATCATATGCCATTAATAATAAACTATTTGAAGATGTATTAATAAGTGAAAATAATAATTTAGATGATATAATAATATATAATTCAGATGATAAATTATATAAATCATTAAAAATTACTATAATAAAAGATTGTTTTCAAATAAATATAGAATCATTACTTAATGCACCAGAAGCAAAAACATCTTCTTTGCAAAATAGAATAAAATATAATTTTTATAATGAATATCCAACTATATGTCCTAAATGCAACAAACAAACATGTTTTGGTAAAGCATTAATTAATAAAGACCAGGGTATGATGTTAGGATATAGTATGTGTACAGATTGTTTAATTAGATATTCAGTATCAGAAAAGGATTGGATTTGTTGTTCGGCAGTTAAAAGTGGTTTAAGTAATTATACAACAATATGTGGCAAAAAAATATCAAATAATAATTATCAATGTAGTGAAAAACATTATAAAAATAAAATAGCAATTACTAAAACAAATACATTTGTACCACCATATTTAGATGAATGTTATATTGTGTATAATAATATTAATGAAAATGACATATAGGAATAAATAATATATATAAAAATTGAAATTTTTAATTCATGAATAGTTCAATTATTAATTATAATAACTACTGTACAAAAAAACACAATTATTTAGTTATAAATGCAACAAAATCTATGTTTTACAGTAGAATCCCCATATGGGAATTCTATAGCTATTAGCAATCCACCTTCTTATAATGAAGCAATACTAGGTACATTATATAATTCATTTGAAGATTTATATGATGTATATTATAAAAATAATGGAATATTACCAACACCTATATATAATAATCAATGTAGTATATGTAATAATATTCATATTGGAAAATGTTTATTATTAAATAAATGTAATAAATGTGTGAATGCTGATCATGATGGTATTAATTGTCCAAATAGAAAAGTATGTATAATTTGTAATAAATATGGACATTTAGCATCAACATGTAAATTTGCAATAAATAATAAAATAAATAAATGTGAAAATTCAATTAGTAGTAAATTATCTACACAAACATTAAAATATTATGAAGAATATAAACCTGTAAATAATACATTGGGTAAAAAAAGAAAACGTGAAAATTCAATTAGTAGTAGATCATCTACACGAACATTAAAATGTGATGAAGTTTCAAATAGTAGTGAATCATCTACACAAACATTAAAATATTATGAAGAATATAAACCTATAAATAATACATTGGGTAAAAAAAGAAAACGTGAAAATCCAATTAGTAGTAGATCATCTACACGAACATTAAAATGTGATGAAGTTTCAAATAGTAGTGAATCATCTACACAAACATTAAAATATTATGAAAAATATAAACCTAAACGAAATAAAAAACGTGAAAATCCAAGTAGTAGCAGATCATTTATACAAACAGTAAAATATTATGAAGAATATAAACCTAGAAAGTCAATTTATGATGAAATATAAAAAAATAATATATAAATTAAAATTTTATAAAATATGAATCAACGCCAACACGGAATTTTCCTTTTGCTTTATTTAATTTGTTTTTCAAAATACCTATATTTTTATTACGACCTTTTAGATACCATTTACCATTAACACCAGCTTTAACAATTATTTTACATCCATGAATTATCGCGATATTTAATATTTCACCAAATGTTAAATGTTTATCAAAACCATAATATTCAACATCATTTTGATTGATAAGAATATCTGTATTTTCATATCTTGTAATTTTATTAAATGCCATTAGTAATATAATGAATTAACTATTTAATTAATTATAATTCAATTTTTATAAATTAGTTAATAAATATATTTCAATGTATTATAAACATCATTTAATATATCATTATTAATACCACAACATCCATATATATCATTATATCCATTTTTCCAAATTTGTACATAATATGCTAATTGTTCATCGTATGAATCGAAATATGTTAAATCAAACCATTGATCTAATTCATATAAATTACATGGATAATTAGAAGTATATAATTTAATATTATAAATAGCATCTAAATAATTAGGACCTAAAATATTTTTGATAATATTAATATTTTGTTCTTTTGTTTTATTTTTGTTATTTATATATAAAATATATTCATTCATAATTAGTAAATATTATAAAGAAAAATATATAGTTTATAAAATAATAAAAAATTTGAATATTTAATGTTATAGTAAAGAATGATATATAGTTAATAGTTATTTACAATGATAGAAACGATGATGTTATTAATATTATGTATATATATATTGATACATATACATAGTATATCACAATATTATATGAGTATAATAATATATATTATATTATATTATTTAAATGTATATGTAAAAAATATTATATTAAATACTCATAATGTGATATATTATACATATATGTCAATATATGCATTAGTATATATATATAATACAATATATTTGTTATATAATACAAAAATATCAATATTAATAGATGATATAGAAGAATATGAAAAATTGAATAATTGTAGATTGGTATACATTTGTGATCATTATAAACAATCAAGTATTTATAATACATATATGGTAGAAATAGATGATAATAATAAATTTGTATCTATAATAAATGATATAATAAATACAAATAAAGAATTACATATAATAATAGAAGCATCTGGTGGTAGTGTTATTAGTAATAATGAAATGTTGCATGCATTAAACATGTGTAAAAATGTAAAAAAAGCTTTTATTCCATTATATGCTATGAGCGCGGCAACATTATTAACATTAGCATGTGATTATATATATATGCATGAATTAGCATATTTGACAGCAACAGATCCGCAATTTACAATTAATAATGAAGAATATAGTGCATTTGATATAAAACAAATATATAAAAAACGTAGAGAGGAGTGTGTTGAAATAGTAAATATAAAAATTGAATATAATAATGTATGTATAGAAGATAAGTATAATATAGAAATCACAAATAATTTATTGAAAAAGCATAGTATTCATAAAAATTATAAAAAATTATTGGATAGATTTACTAGTGGCAAATTTAATCATTATTTACCTATAAATAAATGTACGTTAAAAGAACATTTACATATTTATGATTTAAATAAATCAAACGAAATATACAAATTATATTTATATATGAAACAATATAAATAATTATAAAGAAGCATTTAGTATCTTTGATACCTCGGAAACTTCTTATTTATCTGTTAGTATATCAGGTTCATGCGCATCTAATTCTTTACCTAATGTATAATTTATATCATCAAGTAATAAATCAATATATTTATAATTCCATTTACTAGGATCTAAACAAAAATCTTCTATATATTCTTTTCGTTCATTTATTATTTTTTCTAAATATAAATTATTACATGGATTATCACAAATATGCAATAATTTATCATACATATGATCTACAACAGAATCACTTTTTCCAGTATAATTATCATATCTTTCTTTAGTAGCAATTTTTTCATATAATTCTTGTTTATTTTTGGCAATCAGTGTTTTATTAGTAAAAATAGGTGTATTAACTGTTTTACTATATTGAACACATCTTTTTATACCAATTATACCAATTGCTTCAATTCTATCACATATTCGTGGAATAAGTAGCCATGGATATGTTTTGCATTCATCATTTATATTATTTTTATTTGAGAACGATGAAACATATTCTATCATTTTTATAACTAATTCTTCATATTGTTGATATCCAGTTATACATAATAACATTCTAGCATTAGAATAATTTGATGTATTAAAAAATTTATGATCATCAATATCATGTAATAAACTAGCTAATTTAATAGCAGTTTTAATATAATTGGAAACATTTAATTCTTTGACAGCATTTTTGGAGTGTTTATAAACAGTGATCATATGGTTTATATCATGAGATTTACATACATGTGTAATAAGATTATTCATATATGGAATAAACAAGGTTAAAATATCATCCATAAATATAATAAATAAAATATATTTATAAGATAATTAGTTAAGTGAAATATTATAGGTATTTAAAATATATTCAGTAAATTCATTAATAGATAATATTTTTATATTCCATTTTTTAGCATTTTGTATTTTAATACTATTATCATCTAAATATTTTACAACTAATATATTAGTAGATTTAGTAAGAGTGTCGGAAACAGTGGCACCATTTTTTTCTAATATATTTTTCCATTCATTATTTCTGAAACCACTGAAGGCGATTTTTTCATTAATAAGTTTGTTAGTGATATTATGATGTATAGTCATTTCAAACATACGATTTTTGATATCTTTTGGTATATTTTCTAAAAATACATTAAAATTTTGTAAATTATCAACAAATTGTTTAGAAGTTATATAATCAAACCCTTCTATATTATCTATTAATTTAATTAATTCATCGTCATTTTTTGTTTCTAATATAATATCTGGATATATATCAATAATTTTTTTAATTTTTTGAATACCAAAGCCACGACCAAATACATTGGATGCAGCCATTAATTCAACTAATGTCATATTATTAAATCCTTCTAATAAATTTTGCAATATTTTTTTAGTTTTTTTTTCACCAAATCCATCTAATTTCAATATATCATTTTCTTTATTACGTAATGTAAATATATCATAAATATTATTTATAATTTTATTATCAACAAGTGCTTTAAAAGTTGGATTATCAATATTTTTTATATTTAATGTTTTGATAAAATATGTTAATAATTTAATTAATTGTTCATTAAAAAGTGATGGATCTGTATTTATAATATCTACACCTGATTTTGACCATTTATATATAGTATTAGGTAATAATGGAGTATTTGAAGGTTTTATAACATCAACTATATATGGTATAACTTCACCACTTCTAGTAATTTTAATAATAGTGCCTATATTTATATTATTTGAATATATATATTTTCCATTAAAAGCAGTGACATTGGAAATTGTAACACCGGATAATTTAGTAGGTACTATATTTACAACAGGTATCATATAACCATCTTTTGAAATATCCCATATAACATTATTTACAAAAGCTTCTACAATATCACTAGGTATTTTAAATGCAAAACTATAATCTGGATTTTTTTCTATATTTCTAATGTGATCATTTGTATCTGAAATAATTAAACCATCTATTTCATATTGATAATTCAATCTTTCATTATGTAAAGTATCTATTAAATTTTCAATATTTAATTTATCATTAGTTGCAATAAAATGCTTGGCTGAATTAAGATTTATAAAATCAAATGTTTTATATTGTTCATATATATTAGTCCATGGCTCTACTATTTCATAAAATACAAAATCTACATCTGATAATGCATTAGTATTTAATAATTTAGCTGAAACTAAACCACTAACAAAATTGCGTGGATTAGCAGGGAATTTATTATTTTTTGAAGGCATAGAAGCATATTTGGTGTAAAAAATAGATTTTTGCATAATTAATTCACCGCGAAATATAATTTTATCTAAATTATTGATATTTATATAATTAATAATGTTATCAATGTATTGTATATTAATATAATCTATTATATTAGAAATATCTGTGCCTATCGTACCATTACCTCTTGTATATAATTGCATAGATCTATTTTTATTAACAATTAATAAACCAGATATACCATCTAATTTGTTGTGAATCATATATGGACCTTTGAATAGTAATTTCCATTTGTTTATTTTATCAGCTTCATTTGATTTTATTTTATCCATACTGCCCATGTGATATGGCAATATAATTTTTTTTGTATCTTGTTTTACAGAAGCACCTATCTGATTAAGTAGATCACTTTTTGGATGTAGTTCTTTTAATTTATCAATAAGTATATCGTATGTGTCATCAAATAAAACATTTTCATTTTCATTATAATATTTATCATTTGCATACTTTATAATAGATTCATATATAGTAAAATCATCTATATTTTCGATAAATTTATCAATATTTTCTTCAACAAGTTCCAATAATTCATCCAATGATTTATTTGATATATTATCCATTATATAATATTAATATCATTATTACATTTATATAATTTTATTTCAATTTTATTATTTTATAATAAATAAATTATAATTATAATTACAAAATATAGTGCAAATCCATCTTATTTAACAACTAATTTATATAAGAAAGTGCTAATCTACCATATTGTTGAATGGCTAATTTACATATTTCATCAGTTTGATTTTTTATATGACGCAACACACATTCATTTTTACCTTGTAAAATAGCTAGTTTACATATTTCTTCAGTTTGATTTTCTACATATTTAAGTGTTAATCCATTTTGTTGAACAGCTAATTTACATATTTCATCTGTTTGATTATTTACAATCATAAGTGCACTTCCATTTTGTTGTACAGCTAATTTACATATATCATCAGTTTGATTTTTAACATATGTAAGTGCATATCCATTTTGTTGGACAGCTAATTTACATATTTCATCTGTTTGATTTTTAACAAATTCAAGAGCAAATCCATCATATTGAACAGCTAATTTACATATATCATCAGTTTGATTAATAACATATCTAAGTGCAATTCCATCATGTTGAATAGCTAATTTACATATTTCATCGGTTTGATTTTCTACATATTTAAGTGTTAATCCATTTTTTTGAACAGCGAATTTACATATTTCATTAGTTTGATTTTTTACATATTCAAGTGTATTTGCATTTTGTAGAACAGCTAATTTACATATATCATCAGTTTTATTAATTACATATTGAAGTGCATCTCCATTTTGTTGGACAGCTAATTTACATATTTCATCTGTTTGATTTTCTACATATCGAAGTGCATATCCATCTTGTTGGATAGCTAATTTACATATTTCATCTGTTTGATTTTCTACATATCGAAGTGCATATCCATCTTGTTGGACAGCTAATTTACATATTTCTTCAGTTTGATTTTTTACATATCGAAGTATATATCCATTTTGTTGAACTGCTAATTTACATATATCTTCTGTTTGTTTTTCTACATATTGAAGAGTATCTCCATTTTCTTTAACAGCTGATTTACATATATTATCAGTTTGATTTTTTACATATTGAAGTGCTAATCCATTTTTTTGAACAGCTAATTTACATAGTTCATCTGTTTGATTAATAACATATTGAAGTGCATATCCATTTTGTAGAACAGCTAATTTACATATTTCATCAGTTTGATTTTCAACATATTTAAGTGCAATTCCATTTTGTTGGACAGCTAATCTACATCTTTCATATGTTGGTTCTTCTATTTTTGTTATAATAAATTTATTTGTTTTCCATTTATATCCTTCTGGATCACAGTAAAATAGTGCATCTTTGCATAATTCTATATATGCTATATTTAAACCATATGAAATAAATGCAGGTAAATGTTCATAAGTAGTAAAATATAATCCACCAGATAGACAAGATCCATTAGGATTAAAAGGAATGTGATCAATATTTTCACCTAATTTATATTGGAATCCAAAATGATTTTGGTCATTATTGAGTAATTTACAAAATATAGTAGATTGGGGAAATAGTTTAATAAATCCATCATAAGATATAGCCATATTAATTTGTTTTTTATTTATAATATTAAATATGGTATAATAAATAAAAATATTTTCAATTTTTTAATGATTAAACATATAATTAGTTATTAATTACAATTATAATCTAAACGGTTTTACTAAAAAAATTATTCAATTGTTGGATAGCTAATTTACATATTTCATCTGTTTGATTTTTTACAAGTTGAAGTGCAAATCCATTTTGTTGAACAGCTAATTTACATATTTCATCTGTTTGATCGATAACATATTCAAGTGCATATCCATTTTTTTTAACAGCTAATTTACATATTTCGTCTGTTTGATTTTTTACATATTGAAGTGCAAATCCCTCATGTTGAACAGCTAATTTACATATTTCATCAGTTTGATTAATAACATGTTCAAGAGCAAATCCACTTTGTTGGACAGCTAATTTACATATTTCATCAGTTTGATTTTCAACATATTTAAGTGCTCTTCCATATTGTTGAACAGCTAATTTACATATTTCATTAGTTTGATTTTTTACATACAGAAGTGCATATCCATTTTGTAGAACAGCTAATTTACATATTTCATCAGTTTGATTTTTTACATGTTCAAGTGCTCTTCCATATTGTTGGACAGCTAATTTACATAATTCATCAGTTTGATTAATTACATATTCAAGAGCGTATCCATTTTGTAGAACAGCTAATTTACATATTTCATCAGTTTGATTAATTACAAATTTAAGTGCATCACTATTTTGTAGAACAGCTAATTTACATATTTCATCTGTTTTATTTTTTACATATATAAGTGCATACCCTTTTTGTTTAATAGCTAATATACATATTTCTTCTGTTTGATTTTCTACATATTTAAGTGCATCTCCATTTTGTAGAACAGCTAATTTACATATTTCATCAGTTTGATTTTTTACAAATTTAAGTGCTAATCCATATTGTTGAACAGCTAATTTACATATTTCACCAGTCTGATTTTTTACATATACAAGTGCAAATCCATTATGTAGAACAGTTAATTTACATATATCATCAGTTTGCTTAATAACATGTTTAAGTGCATTTCCATTTTGTTGAACAGCCAATTTACATATATATTCTGTTTGATTTTTTACATATAAAAGTGTATTTCCATTTTGTAGAACAGCTAATTTACATATATCATCAGTTTGATTTTTTACATATTGAAGTGCATATCCATTTTGTTGAACAGCTAATTTACATATATCATCAGTTTGATTTTTTACGTATTGAAGTGCATCTCCATTTTGTTGAACAGCTAATTTACATATTTTATCGGTTTGATTTCCTACATATCGAAGTGCATATCCATCTTGTTGAATAGCTAATTTACATATTTCATCTGTTTGATTTCCTACATATCGAAGTGCACTTCCATTTTGTTTGACAGCTAATTTACATATTTCTTCTGTTTGTTCTATTTTTGTTATAATAAATTTATTTGTTTTCCATTTAAATCCTTCTGGATCACAGTAAAATAGTGCGTCTTTACATAATTCTATATATGCTATATTTATACCATATGAAATAAATTGTGGTAAATATTCTAATGTAGTGAAATATAAACCACCAGATAAACAAGATCCATTAGGATTAAAAGGAACATGATCAATATTTTTGCCTAATTTATATTGGAACCCAAAATGATTTCGACCATAATTGAGTAATTTACAAAATATAGTAGATGAAGAAAATAGTTTTATAAATTCGTCATAAGATAAAGTCATATTGATTTGTTTTTGTTAGTTGAATATAATATAAATAAAAATATTTTCAATTTTTTAATAATTAAAATATCAGTGTTTCAAATTATTTTTTAATTTTTATTTAGTGTTTTAGTATATATGGAAAAAAAATACAAACTTTTTGATACTAAATATTATATTTATAATAATAAAATAGGTAAAGGTTGTACATCTGTTGTATTGGGGGGATTTTATATGGATAATAATATAATAACTAAAGTGGCAATTAAATGTATAAATATATTAAAATTGAAAGATATGTATTATCAATATATTTTAACTGAATTAGATATATTAAAAAAAGTTAAACATGATAATATAGTAAAATATTTGGATCATTATGAGTATCAAAATAATAATAAACATCAAATGTATATAATATTTGAATATATAGAAGGTATGGAGTTATCAGAATACTTATTAAAAAATAATGTGAACATTATAGATAAATTATATATATATAAACAAATAGTTTCTGGAATAAATTATTTACATTTAAATAATATTATACATAGAGATATAAAACCATCTAATATTTTAATATATAATGAAGCTAAAACATCAGAAGAAAAAAAATTAAATGTAAAGATCATAGATTTAGGATTTGCAAAACAATGTAATCATACCCATAAAATGGCAAATAACGAAGATGATGTGTGTGTATTATGTATAACATTATGCGGTACTCCAGCATTTATGGCACCAGAGATTTTATTTAATATACCATATAGTTATTCAGTAGATATGTGGTCATTAGGTGCATTGTTATATTTTATGATATATAATATAGTGCCATTCCATCAATGTAACAATATAAATGATCTAATAAAACAGTATAAAGCTAAAATATGTCCAAATAATAATAATACTAAAATAGATGTAATAATTAATTTATTATTATTATATGATTTAAATAAACGTATGACATGTGATGATCTATTAAAAATGATAGAAGAAATAAAAATAAATGAAGAAATAGAAGAGAAAGAACTAGATAAAAATATAGTGATAGAATTTTCAAATAAAATGTTGAAAAAATGTAGTTCAAATTATTTAGATGAATATGATTGTATAGAAGATATAGAAGAATATAAAATACAAGAATATAATGATTATTTGTTTTATAAAGATAATATATTATTATGGAGTAGGGAAATATTAAAAAAATATTCATTAATTTAGATAAATAATTTTATAAATAAAAATATTTCAATTTTTTTAATGATTAAAACATATGTAATTAGTTTTATTAATTACATATTTAAATGCATTTCCATTTTGTAAAATAGCTAATTTACATATATCATCCGTTTGATTTTTTACATATTCAAGTGCATATCCATTTTGTTGGACTGCTAATTTACATATTTCATCAGTTTGATTAATAACATATTGAAGAGCATCTCCATTTTCTTTAACAGCTAATTTACATATATCTTCTGTTTGTTTTTTTACATATCGAAGTACATATCCATTTTGTTGGACAGCTAATTTACATATTTCATCAGTTTGATTTTTTACAAATTGAAGTGCTAATCCATATTGTTGAACAGCTAATTTACATATATCATCAGTTTGATTTTTTACGTATTGAAGTACATATCCATTTTGTTGGACAGCTAATTTACA